GTTCGCCCAAGTCGCCGCAGGTCAAGCGATGATCTCTGACGCGCTGAAAAACGCGCTGCAGAACTCTGTCTCCGACGCCACGATCAAGTGGCTGCAGGATGCTCCTGCGGCCTCCGCCGAAGCGCTTGCTGCGCTCACCGCCGCACCCCCCGACCCGGAGCCGCCCATGCCCAGCGATAGCCCGTTCGACCGGCCGACCAATGCTGACCAGCTCAAGGACTGCCTGCAGACGGCGGCCGACGAGTTCCGTGTTGCCATGCTCGATCCGCGCACCGTCATCGACCTCGACAAGACCGTGACGATCCAGCAGCGCAGCAACGACGGTTCCAGTTGGGGGGTCAATGGCAACCACGCCCATATCAACTGGGTCGGCCCGTGGGGCGAGGACATGCTGGTCTATCAAGGCTTGAACGGCATCGCCAACCGCCAGCTGTTCATTGAGAAGCTCAACCTCTATGGCGGCGGCTACGAAGCCCAGTCCATCGCCCGCTTCTGCCTCAAGGTCTATGCGCCCGACGGCGACCCCGGGTCGATCTACAAGTTCACCCTGCGCGACATCTTCACGACCTACGCCGACTACGGCATTGGTATCGTCGGTGCGGTGTTCGAGGGCCTGCTCGATAACTGCCATGGCGAGAGTCACAGGATGGACGGCCTTTACATGGAGAGCACCGGGCTCGACGGCATGGCTCCGTGGTCGATCGTGTCGAACGTCATGTGCGTCCATCCCAACTTCTCGCGCAACCTCGGGGCCGGTATCCGCACCGTCAACTCGGCCAATTTTCTGCTCGGCTCGTTCGTCAACAACGCCGAGGGTGGCATCGTCGCGCCCGACGGCCTGCGCGTCGCCGCGTTCTGCAACGGCGAGAATACCGGCGAGAGCCTGTTCGTCGTGCCCTATAACGGCTGGGGGTCCTACCTGCTCGACAACTCAGCGTCGACCAACGGCGTGCAGGCGGCGGCCAAGTGGGAGAACGGCCAGTGGGTCACTGTCGGCAAGCCGATGTGGTACTGCATCGACAACGCCGCCAAGGACGTGCCGCAGGAGCAAAACACCATCGCCTATTACGGCGACGGCACCAACCAAGACAAGATCGCGGTGCTGAAGCCATGAAAATCCTGTGCATCGACTTCGACGGCGTTCTTCACTCCTACACTTCAGGCTGGAAGGGTGTCGACAAGGTGGTCGACCCGGCGACGCCGGGGGCGATGCAGTTTCTCGTCGAGGCCGCCAAGACCTTCAACCTCTGTGTCTACAGTTCGCGCAGCAAGGAGCCTGCGGGCATCGGCGCGATGCAGGGGGCGTTGTTCAAGTGGCTGCGCAGCGACTTGGGCTACAATGACGACGAGGCGATCGGGTTCATCGCTCGCTACTTGAGTTTCCCCACCGAGAAGCCTGCGGCGTTCCTCACCATCGACGATCGGGCGGTCTGCTTCAAAGGCGAGTTCCCGACGATCGAGCAACTGCACAACTTCAAAACATGGACGGAGATTAACCGTGACGCTGCATTCAACAACCTTCGAGTACCTAAAGCCGACTGATGACCAGATGGAGAAGATGGTCAAGGTCCGGGCTGCCGCCAAAGCCTATGCCGACGTGCTCGATGAATTTCTGCCCGAGGGTCCTGACAAGACCCATACCCTTCGGCTACATCGTACGACGGCGATGTGGGCCAATGTCGCGCTTACGCGCCAGCCTGATGGCAGCCCGAAGAAACCGGGCTAGAGGAGACATCCATGACCGACACCACGACCACTGCCCCAGCCGACCCTCCTGTTGTGGACAAACTTCCGGGCGCGATCACTAGCCAGCCTTCGGGTTCTGCGGCGGGTGAAGGCGCTACCGGCGTAGAAGTTCCGGAAGGCCCGGGCGCGCCGCAGACGTCGGCGACCCCTGCCGAGATCGAGGCCGAAAAGGCGAACGTCGCCAGCCGCTACAAGATTCCGGCGGTTCAACGGGCCGACCGGACCAACGACATCATGGCCACCATGCTCAAGAACAAGCAGATGCAGGCCGATGTTCAGAAGGAAGCCGACGACGCGAACGACAGGCTGCTGTCGCAGCCGCCCGCTTCGGCAACGGCGGTCGAGCATATGGAAGGACCGGCTTCGCTGGGCGTTCCGACGCCGCCGCCAGTGGTCAACCGGCCGCCCGACCAGACGGCGGCGGAGCCGACATTGCCTCCGGCCGCGACGACCACGCCTCCGCCGGAGACGCCTCCGACCGATCCCAACGCGCCACCGGGCTGAGGAGGGTTCGATGGCTGATCCGAAACACAGCGACGCTGAGGAACAAGAGCTGCAGAAGCTCTATGCCGACCTCAAGCCGCAGGCGATGAATGAGTACGTCAACTATTTCCTGTCCCGCACGCCGGCTCACTTGCAGCAGGACATGGCGGATATCATCAAGGAAGACTTGGCGACGCCGCCAGTAGCGCCATCGCAGGCTGCGTCGCAGCCCAAGAAGAAGTAGTTCACGTCCAGCCTGCGGCTGTGATGGGCGCGCGCGACGCCCGCCGTGGGGCAACCCGACGGGCGATGGCGCGCGCCGTGTTGCCCTTGGTGCCGAGACAGACGTACTGCAGCGCGTCGTTGACGTGGCTGTGGCGGTTCTTGTCGGGCAGGGGCTTGCTGATATTGAGCGTCGTCTTGGAGTAGCGATAATGACCAGCCATACCTTGGATCAGGTGCGGACAACCCTTGCGGCTGAACAGAATGGCGGGCCCGCCGTTGCGCTGCTGCAGCAGGTAATCCTCGACGCTGCGCAGGCGCGTATCGATGTCGTTGGTGCCGGCCGGGATGCCCATGAAGCCTTCGCGCTTCAGGATGTCGAAAGCGTTAACCTCGTCGAATTGCGACTTGGCCATGCCCGACGGATCGCCGATGATCACGACTGGTCGGTTCTGGAAGCGCGGCTGCTGCAGCACTGGACGCAGGTTCTGGCGCAGGTGAGTGATCAGGCCGATATCCTCGGCCTTGACCTCCTGAATGACCATCAACCGGCCCATGTAGTCGGGTTGGCAGATGATCGACCACGGGTCGCGGCCGAAGTCCTGTCCGACATAGAGCGGTCCGTTGGGTTGAGGCTCAAGGTCATCGACGCAGTGAAAAGCTGAGCGGAACGAAGATGCGAATACAGCAGTGCCAGAGGGATCAGGACCGTACTGGGCATGGACGTAGCGCTTGACCCAGTTGTCGTTGTTGGAACGTGCCAGCCGTTCATAGTAGGTCCTCCCTTGGGCGACGCGGTCGGGGTGATCGAGCGGCAACTTGACCGTCTCGGGCGACTGCAGAAGGTAATTGAGGTTTTCGGCGTGAGGATCGAGGCCGCCGGGCTGGACGAAAACTTCCCATTCGTGCGGCGGCAGGATCATCGTCTCGTGCCACGGCGTGCCCTCGGGCGGCATGTTGGTGTCACACACGACGCCTTTCCACGTGGCCCCGCCGTCCTCGGCCGATGGGTAGCGTCCGCATCTACCCGCGACGTCGTCGACCAGATCGCGGTCGATCTCGATACATTCGCTCAAGAACGCGCCGGTTAGATTCATCGACAAGATGCGCCGTCGGTCTTCCGGTTCCTCCAAGGGCAGCAGCAGCCATTCGGAGCGGACGTCGCCAAAGTGGAAGTAGATGGTGCCCTCGCTGACCTTCCAGTGGGCGAGCCCACTGAACCACTGCGAGATGTCCTTGAGCACGGTCTGCTTCAACTGCTGCAAGGTCTGCCGGAGGATGGCGAAGCGGGTGTAGCGGAAGCCATCGTGTGCGGTGCCCTGCATGAGGGCGCGCTTCATCAGCTCGAAAACTACCCCGGTGGTCTTGCCCGAGCCCAGTGGCCCGGCAATGACGCGATAGAACGCCTCCGACTGCATCATGGCGGAGACTGTCGGCGGTGCCCGGTAGTTGACCTCCACGGCTCACACCGGCTGCTTGTCGAGCAGGACCTGCGTGCCTTCGATGGTCGGTGGCTCGATCAAGGGCTTGTCGATGTTGATCTGCTTCTCGCCGATGTAGATGTTGAAGCGCACGCGCTCGCCGGTCGACTGGCCGCCCGTGTCACGCTTGATCAGGCCAGCCACGTTGGACGCCCATTTGAGCGCGTCGATCTTGGCTGCCATCGGCTGCTTCTTGTCGTGGATCAGGTCGAACACCTCGGGGATGCTCTCCTCGATCATGGTCGCCGTCTTGGCCGAGATGCGCTCGCCGATCGCCTTGGGCGTGCTGGCGTTCCACAGTTCGAGTTCTTCCTCCAACCGCTGCTTGAAGAACCCTGAGCCGACAATCCTCTGGTAGTTGTCCTCGTCGATGCGGTAGCGCTCTTGGATTTCCCCGATCGGGACGAGGTTGCGGGCGATCTCGCGGGCCAGCTGGGAGGCCATTGTTTCGATATTCAGTTCCTGTTCGTCCATGATATGGTCCCCAGCCATGGCTGACCCCGTACCGTTCCCCCTGCAGCGTCAACCGGGGCTTGTGCGCACCGCGTCGAACGCTCAGCTGATGGCCGCCGAGCAGCGCGATATCGAGGAACAGCGCGCCGCCCAGCCTGACACAATCCAGTATGTTGGCCTAGCCGGTTATATCCGACAGCAGTGGGACATGATGGTGCGCAACCGCAACACCATCAACGGCTGGTCGGACCGCCTGCTGATGAGCCTGCGCACGGTACAGGGCCAGTACGAGCCGTCCAAGCTGGCCGAGATCAGACGGTTTGGCGGCAGCGAAGTCTATGCCCGCTTGATCGCGGCCAAGGTGCGCGGGGCGCAGTCCCTGTTGCGCGATGTCTATCTGGGTGCCGACAAGCCGTGGGGCCTCCAGCCGCCGTCGGACCCGACCATTCCCGCCGAACAGCTGCAGTCCATTGAACAGCTGGTCACCGCTGAAGCGCAGTCGGCGGCCATGGGAGCACCGGGCATACCCGATCCGACCGGCATGTCGCCGGGCACCCCGCCGATCCCCGGCGAACCGCCGACGCCCGACAAAATCCAGCGCCGGGTGTTCCAGCTGATGTCGGCTGCTCGCGAGGCGGCGAAAAAGCATCAGCATGAGCAGACGCTGATCGCCGAGGACAAGATCGAGGAAGTGCTCGTCCAAGGTAACTTCTACAATGCCTTGGCCGATTTTCTGTATGACGTCTGCAGCATGCCGTTCGGCTGTATCAAAGGGCCGATTGTGCGCATGGTAAATGACATCACTTGGCAGGGTCGGCAGGCGACGCAGGTTCGCAAACCTCGGCTGTGGTGGGAGCGGGTCAGCCCGTTTGACCTGTGGTGGTCGCCCGGTGTCAGCGATATCGACAGCGCCAACATCATTCATCGCCAGCGCATCACCCGCACCGACCTTAACGATCTGATCGGCCTACCCGGCTACAACACGCCCAACATCATGGCGGTGCTGCAGTATTACGGCTCGGGTGGGATTACCGAGAACTGGGACTCGACCGACGCGACGCGCGCCGTCATGGAGAACCGCGAGAACCCGGTCTATAACCAGTCGCACCTGATCACGACCTTGGAGTTCAATGGTAACGTGCAAGGGCGCATGCTGCTCGACTATGGCTTCACGCCCGAGCAGATACCCGACGAGCTGCGCGACTACGCCATTCAGGCGTGGTTGATCGGCCAGTATTTGATCAAGGTCCAGTTGAGCCCCAACGTGCGCAAGCGCAAGCCGTTCTATGTCACGAGCTACGAGAAGATACCGGGCTCGCCGATCGGCAACGGCATCCCCGATCTGATCTCTGACCTGCAGGAAGTGACCAACGCCTGCCTGCGCTCGGTCGTCAACAACATGTCGATCTCGTCGGGTCCGCAGGTGGTGATCAACGAGGATCGGCTGAGCGGGCAGGAGAGCGGCGATGAGCTATTCCCGTGGAAGCGCTGGCGCACGACCAATCCAGCCGTCGCTGGTTCAACTGAAGCCGCCGTCTCGTTCTTCCAGCCGCAGTCGAACGCTCAAGAGCTTTTTCAAGTCTTCAATGCATTTTACGGCCTTGCTGACGACGTTAGTGCTATTCCTCGTTATCTGTCTGGTAACTCTCCCGGTGGTGGTGCTGGTCGCACAGCTTCTGGACTGGCAATGCTCATGGGCAATGCGTCGAAGGTTCTTCAGACGGTCTGCGCCAACGTCGACGTCGACGTGATTGATCCGTCGATCCGCGACCTGCTCGACCTCATTCTGATGACCGACACTTCGGGCCTGCTGACCGGCGAGGAGCAGGTCCAGCCTAAGGGCGTTGCCGTGGCGGTGCAGCGCGAGACCATGCGCCAGCGCCAGCTGGAGTTCCTGCAGTTGACAGCCAACCCGATCGACATGCAGATCATTGGGCCGAAGGGCCGCGCCAGCGTGCTGCGATCGGTGTCGACCGGCATCGGGCTCGATGGCGAGGAGATCGTGCCCAGCGAGGACGAGATGGAGGCCCAGCAGAAGCACGCGATGATGCTGGCGGCGGCGGGCGGCATGCCCGGTGCCATGCAGCAGCCACCGCAGCCGCCGGGCGGGCCATCGGGTAAAGCGAGCGGGCAAAAGGCGGCCGGGCCTCCGCCGTCGGGCGGCGGCGCACCCGGTGCGCCGGTCGCGCCCGGGCCACAGGCATCGTCGCAAGGCATGGGCCCGCAGACGAACTTGGTCGGAAGGCGTACAGCTGGCGCTTAGTTCCCCAGTGGGGAAGGAGGATCAGATGAAAAACATGAAGATCACGACCAGCCCTCCGGGCGGCGCGTTTCAGAAGGGTGGCAGCAACAAGATGCACGGTTGGTCCGGCACCGGCACGCAGGAGCCCGGCCAGTCGGCGCAGCAGGGCACCGGCTCCAAGCGCGGCATCGCTCCCAAGGCGGGACCGAGCGATGTCATGGGGTATCGCGACCATGCCAAGAAGGGTCGCGAGATGAGCGCCACGGCTTCGGCCAACCAGTTTGGCGCTGGTCCGCAGGAGCCCGGCCAGTCAGCATCGTCGGGCGCGCGGCAGGATGGCTTTGCCAAGGGCGGTACGACGCCCATGCACGGCAATACCGGCTCGACCGTGGCCGTGCCCGGGCAGTCGAGCAAGTGAAACTGCCCGGCGTTCACCACGTCAACGGCCGCAAGCTCGGCCAGCTGGGCACGTCGCTGCCGGGTACCATGGCGCAGAAAGGCAAGGGCGGTGGCCAAGCGCTCTTGCCCGATCGCGCCGCCGTGCACGACCTGCTGGGTGCCGATCCAATGCAGTCAGCCTTGGGCAACTACTCCAAAGCCACACCGACCGGCGCTAACGCTTTGGGGATGCCGGGCTTTTTATCGAAGCCCTAGCGTGGCCAACGACCCGTGGTACGACATTACGATCGCGGCGAGTAACCTCAAGATCGCCGTGCCGGATCAGTTCGACAGGTTCGTGGAAGCGCTCAAGCAACTGGAAGAAAAGTACAAATCGGACTTGCTCGCGGCTGAGGCTGGTGGGATTTTGAACGCCCAAGGTCAGGCGTCGGCCGCGACCGAACTCCGCAAGCGCGTGGAGATGTGTTTGGAAAAACGCAAAGCCTACCAGAATAGGGCGTAGAGGTTCACATGGCACAACCTGTCACTGCTGACGTCCTGCGGGCCAAGCCGCCACCGGGCGGTGTCGATCCCGATGTTCAAATTCCTAAAGCGGTGCGCGACGCGGGCGCGCGCTCCGAAGCCATTCAAAGGGCGATGAACGGCGAGGCTGAACCGTCGGTGGTGCCGCAGCCCGGCTCCGAGCAACCGCCGCAGCCTCCTCCGTCGATCGCGCAGCCCGAGCCGCCGGGCGAGCCGCCGCCGCAACCACCGCCGCAGACGGAAGGCGAGGTGCCTCCTGCCGAATGGGAGAACCGATTCAAGGCGATGAAGGGTCGCTATGACCGACTAAACGATCAGGTCGGCATGATGAGCGAGAGTCTGCAGCGGCTGCAGAATGAGAACGCCATCCTGCGCCAGCCGTCGCCGCAGCCCAATGGCGGCACGCCGACGCCGCTTCTCACCGAACAGGAACTTGCCGATTACGGTCCAGAGTTTATTGACGTGGTGCGCCGCGCCGCCGCTGAAGTGGCGGCTCCCCTACAGGCTGAAATCCAGAGCCTGCGCGGCCAGATGGGTACGGTGCAGCAGGAGACGTCGAACGCCTTTCTCACGCGCATGCATGCGACGATTGGCGGGCTGGTGCCGGACTGGCAGGACATCAATCGCGATCCGCGCTTTCTGCAATGGGTTCAGTTGCCGGAAGTTTATAGCGGTGTTATACGGCAGCAACTGATGCAAGAAGCATGGAACAATGGCGACGCTCTCCGAGTGGCCGCATTCTTCCGGGCCTTCCTTGCAGAGGCCGCTGCCGTCGACCCGCGACAGGGTACACACGCGCAGCCACCGCCACCGTCGATGGTGCCCGCGCAACAGCCCGGTGCACCGGGAATGGTGCCGTTGGCGACACGTCTGTCACTCGATCAGTTAGCCGCTCCCGGCAGAGCTCACTCCGGCACGCAACAGCCTGCCAGTAAGCCGATCTACACCGCCCAAGATATCTCTCGGTTCTACACCGAGTGCGCTGCGGGGAAATGGCGGACGCGTGAGGCTGATCGAGCAGCTATCGACGCCGACATCATCGCCGCGCAGCACGAAGGGCGGATCATTTCTGATCAACGCACGGTTCGGCCCACGGAGCGCAACGGCCACTGGTAATCGCTCGTAGGGTTGGACCGCCAACCCTTGGGAGCGCGCAATGGCTGGCTTTCCTCTTGCTGGTTCGGCTACCACCCCGCCTATCTTCCCGACTGGCTCCGTACAACCGTCACCGCCATACTCGGGAACTTTCATTCCTGAGATTTGGTCGGGCAAGCTGATCGAGAAGTTCTATGCCAGCACCGTGCTGGCGGCGATCAGCAACACCGACTACGAAGGCGAAATCCGCAATCAGGGCGACACGGTGCACATCCGCACCAAGCCCACCATCACCATTCGGCCGTACCTCGCAGGCGGCAACCTGACCGTCGATCGCCCGGCGTCGAACATCGTCGATCTCAAGATCGACCAAGGTCTCTACTTCAACGAAATTCTCGACGACGTCATGGAAATCCAGTCCGACATTAACCTGTTGGGCATCTGGTCGGATGACGCCGCGCAGCAGATGAAGATTCAGGTCGATACGATGGTGCTGCTCAGCATCCTCGGGCAGGCCGCTGCGGCGAACCAAGGAGCGACGGCGGGCAAGGTTTCGGCCAGCGTCAATCTCGGTATCACCGGCACGCCGCTGCCTGTGGTTGCCAACATCGCCAACCCGCCGGTTGCCGGGCAGGTCACGATCCTGCAGGCCATCCTGCGGCTCGGGCTGGTGCTCGACGAGCAGAACATCCCCGAGACCGGACGTTGGGTCGTTATTCCGGCATGGGCTGCGGCGCTGATCAAGGAGTCGGAACTCCGGCAAGCCTATCTGTCGGGCGATGCGACCTCGATCCTGCGCAACGGACGGCTGGGCGTCATCGACCGCTTCACCCTGTACGTCTCCAACCTCCTGCCCAAGGGCCCGGTCACCGGACCTCCGGCATTGGCGGCGGGCGAATGGGTGATCTACGCCGGTCACGCGCACGGCCTCACCTTCGCGTCGCAGATCAGCAAGGTCGAGACGCTGCGTTCCGAGTTCACCTTCGGTACCCTGCTGCGCGGCCTGCAGGTCTTCGGCTCCAAGGTCATCGACAATATCGCCATCGCGCAGGCAGTCATCAGCGAGCCAACTCCTCCGTAAGCCGAGTGGGGGCCCCGGCGAGTAGCCCGCTAAGCTGGTGAGATAAGACGCTGGCGATGCGGTTAGCCGGGGCCTTCCTCTCTTGCGCATGGAGGTGTGATGCCCGCGCCGCCAACTGTTACCAACGCGCCGACGCCGCCGGACACTCCGGCTGACGGCGATCTATGGTTCAACGTCCTGACGGGCCGAGAGTACGTCTGGTACATCGGTCCGTCGGGCGTTGGCACATGGGTGCAGACCCAGCCGTCGAGCAGCGCGCTGGTGACCGCGCGCACTGTTCCGGGCACCGTGCCGCAGCCGCCGACGGCGACGCCGCGCGACGTCATTCGCGTTCCCGAGATCACTGTCTCTCCGGTGCCGCCGGTCAATCCGCTGGTCGGTGACCTGTGGTGGTCGCCGATCACTGGCATGGAGTGCGTCTGGTACGACGACGGCAACACGAAGCAGTGGGTGCAGACCCAGCCGGTCAAGTACATCAACATCGCGACGCTGGCGGGCGTGGCGGGTGGTGACCTGACAGGGACCTATCCGAACCCGCAGATCATTCCCGGCATCGAATTGGAAGCGCCGAAAGTTGCCCTGCTACCCGATCCGACGATCAACGACCTCGAACTTGTTCCCGCGCAGTGGGTCAACCAACGTCTTGCCGGGCTGACCGGCCTGCCGATCCCGCCGCAGTCGGTGGC